TCTTGCTGGGCTATTTTGATATCCATAAAATTAACCACGGAGGACACGCTCATTTTTTTCCTCCATGCTACAAACGATGCAATCTCCCATCATGTCTCTATGCGAATCGCAAAGATGCCCTGCTTCGCGGTGAGCATCGAGTTCTGCCCGCGCCTCGTCCCGCTCGCGTTCCAATCCGTTCAGCAATTCGACCAAAGCCTGCGCCTCTTCCCCATTCTGGAGGTGATACCCATCATTAAACCCCCGCTCATTCTTCCGGCGCACCCGCCACAAATGGTAGTAGCTGATGTCACAAAATGTCTCCCACTCACTCATAATTGCATTCATTTTTTGATTAGTGCCTGCGTTTTTATCCTGAAAATGAAGGGGGTCGCTTTTATGCGGTTACGACCCTGGGGCATGAAATCACCAGCGCGAAACCAAGCGCCGCCGCAATCCCAATTCCTCCAAAAAAACTCCGTGTCCTCCGTGTTCTCCGTGGTTAAATTCACCCCAGCAACTCGCGGAAACACGCCAGCGTGAGCAAGGCATCCTCCAGCGCATCATGTTTCTCGCTGGCGCGGCTCAAGCCGAGCGCCGCTGCGATGCTGTCGAGCGAGAGCTTGGGGTTGCCATCCTTGCCGATCGCAAGTTCCAGCCCCTTCGTCTCATAGGCGAGCCATGCCGCGCCACGGATATCGAGCGAACGGCCAGATTGCCACTTCAAGCCGCACCGCTTGGCCGCCGCATCCAAGAAGCCGAGGTCGAAGGCCACATTGCAGCCAGCCACCATGAACCCGCGCCGAGCCTCCATCCACGCGACGAACTCCGCCAGCACCACCGACTCGGCACGACCCGCATCACGCAGGAAGTCCATGGTCAAGCCATTCACCTCCAAGGCTCCCGCCTCCACGATCCAATCCGCCGAAGGGCGTATGAGAGAGTGAAACGCCTCACCACTTTCCGCATCGACCGCCGCGATGGAGAGCAACGCATGGCGATCCGCCCGCAAGCCCCCCGTTTCCGTATCCACTACCACCAGTTTTGTTTTCATAAATCTTCTTCGTCTTCGCTGTCATCCTCGCTGTCATCCGAATCCTCGCGCTCGGCGTTTTCCTCCGAGATCGCCCGCTCCAAGTAACCCTTCAACCCCTCCAGCGCCTCAGCGTAGGTATGAAATTCCTCCTCGATCCGCTCAAAGGTATATCCCTCATGCACGACCACATACACCTGCGGCAACCCATAACTCCACCGCGTTTCAATATACCAGTGGCAATCCCGATCCTTATGGTGCTCATCCCCGATGAGTTCATACCACCGCTCGGAGAGTTCCGTGATTTCGTCTTCGATTTTCATTTTTTCATTCCAAACCTTCGCATCAACCCCTCAACCATGCTGTCATCTCCAACGCTACTTGGAGGGACGGCCTCCGTGCCGTCCGTATCGTCATCCTCGCCAGCCGCCCCCGCCTCATAAGCAAAATCCCAGGTCTGCCGGAAGAGCTTGCGCAGCCCCCGCGCCGAGAGCGTTACCATGCCGTCGCCATCGAAGGAGGGGTTCCGCTCCGCAAACTTGCGCCACAACTCGTCCCGAGTCATCGCGCCTCCCCACGCCGCTTCACGGCGATATACTCGGCCAACCCCATCTGCCGTGGAGGGACGGCCTCCGTGTCGTCCGTGATAGGTGGAGGCACTGGCAGCAGCGGCCTCTTAAACTTCTCGCGCAATCCGTTAAAAAACAGCAATCGCGAATCGACGGATGGTTTATTTTCGGTCATAGGATTCCACATATTTTTTGATCCGCTCCAAGTCGGCCTCGGCCTTCTCACGCCCCTCGGGCGTATCGGGATAGCTCAACTCATAGCGGGGGAATGGTTTGTCCCTATGCAAGCGCGGCCCCACGGCCACCCCATTTGCACACAGCACCAAGCGCACTTCAAAATCGATCTTCATAGCCCCAGTATGTTGAGCGCCAACGCCTCCAACGCCCCATCGTTGCGGAACTCTGGCATCCACACCTCATCCAGCGCGTATTCCGAGACATGCCGCTCACCCCAATGCGTGCGCTCCTCTCGGTATAGCCGCACCGGCACAAACCCCATCTCCCTCGCAGCAGCCAACTCATTCGGGAAACGGCAATCATCCACCACGATCCGGCTCGTCCGCACCGCCTTCACCCGCCGCTGCCAAGCCGCCACCCACAGCGACCCGCCGATCATGTCGCGCCCCCACTCCGTGCCCAGGCGTTGCATCGCCCAGCGCGGGGTGCGCCCACAGAGCAGATCGCTCGGCACTTCCTTCAAGTCGCCCTCCAGCTCCCGATCCCCCAAGCCCAGCACACGCAACATCTCCTTGAGGGGATCCGCAAACTTCACCACCTCATATCCATAGTCGCGCGCCAGCACCCGAGCCAAAGCCGACTTCCCAGCCCCAGCCACTCCACACACACACAGACGGTCAGCCATATTGGTCAGCCCTTGAAACCCGATTTCACCACACGGCAACCCGGCACATCGTGCATCACCACACGGCCCCCGAAGGGATCGCGCACCTGCGCCCCGCACTTCGGACACGCCCCGCCGCCAGACGGCTGCCGCATCTCGCGCTCCAGCATCCGCACCTTGTCCTCACCTTCCAGTCGCTTTTCCATACCCACCCGAAATCCTGTCAATGAATCCCTGCCGAGAAGTCCGGCACACCCCAGCTCGGCGCATCCCGATTCCGCCGCTCATTGCGCACACGGATCGCCGCATGGAGCCGGTTCCGCACTTCGTCCAGGGATTTCTGGTAGCTCTTGTCCGCGATGTTCTGCGAGAGATACACCGTCGCCTCCTGCTTCATGCGAGTAATCTCCGCCTCCAACTCCTCCCCCGAGTAGTCCCTATAAATTTCCAGCCAGTCCGTGCTCATACCCCCACACGGCGGCAGTCAACGCCCTCAAAAATCCTTATCGTAAGGATTTTTATTTCACCACGGAGGACACAGAGGACACGGAGGAGGAAGAACCGCATCCGCCAAGACAACCCTTAAAACTTAATTCTTAAAAACTTAAAACTTTCACCGCCACCGGCCCGACGGCTCGAAAACACACCATTTTGCAATCGACGGAAATAAACATAATTATACATAAGTAAGTATGTTTTCAGCCCGAAAAAGCGATTTTTTGCTACTTGTAAGTTATTGATTATGAACTTAATAAACTATAAAAAATAACTTGTTTCCTTTTCGTTTTCTGATAGATTGTAGGAAGTCAGATGCACAACGCAAATGACTGAAACGCAGTAATAAACATAAAATAAATAAATAAAATGCAAACAGAAAATAAAACACAAGTAGTTGATCAGCAATATGTTCAGAACATTCGCGGAGTGGCAAAGAAGAGAAAAGCGGCGGAATTGCCACAATACAAAAAGGAGGATGTCCGTTCGCAACACCTTGAAAAGCAACGGCTTGAGATTGAAGCCTATCTCAAGGCAAATCCAAGTGAAGCGGATCGCGTAAATGACTTAAATACAACGGCTTGGAGAGTCGTCTGGCAGCGGGCGAAATACTTCACATTTGGCGGAACTGCTTATCAGACAACGACTAAGAAAGGCGTTGCAAAGCAAATCAGCATTGGCAAGTATAACTCGTTGACTGACAAGCAGAAAGCGAAGTATCAGAAAATCGCTCGCGATGGCTCCGGGCAAATCGTTGAGGCTCAACGCCTTATTGAAATGCACAGCGCGGCATTGACTGGACTGATTGCCGGTCATAAAACATTGACGGGCAAGGTTTTAGAGCCTGGAATCAAAGCTGCGTCATCCGCTTGCGCCAGCGAGCTTCGTAGATCATTGCAAATGCCTCTCTTTGAGGATGTTGAGCAAGCCGAAAAATTCCATGAAAAGGCATGGAAACTCCTTCGCGCTGAATTGCAACACTCTTGCGATGAACAAGATACAGAGTATTTCAATTGCGATGAAATGGCAGAAAAGCTCCGCAAGTGCAAGAATCGCTTGCATCTCGCTTATCCTCAGAGGTTTAATGACAAGCGCACATATAACGCATGGAAAGCGAAAAGTGAGCTTCTCCGCAATACCGCTGTAAGTATTTGCAATGGAATGTTTTCCGCTCCAGAAAATAGTTCATCGGAGCGCAAGGCATTGGATAAACTCGCGGAAATCATGCACAATACGCTGATTCCGAGTGACTTGCAAGACCTGCAAGACGGCGCGGTAGTGGAATTGCCGCAAAGCATTGAATCTCAGCAAGTTAAAACTCAAGTGATTGAGATTGGAACTGGCTGGGAGTCAACTACTTATGCAAAAACCATGAAGCGCCGCTTTCCGAAAATCGCCGCTAAGTTAGCGTAACAAGCGCAAAACATTGGCCCTCAACGCATTGCGTTGAGGGCTTTTTTGTTTCTATGCGGGAAGGGATTGTTTCCTTCGCCATTTGATATATGGCGGGAAGGGATTGTTTCCTTCGCCATTTGATATATGGCGGGAAGGGATTGTTTCCTTCGCCATTTGATATATGGCGGGAAGGGATTGTTTCCTTTCTCGTTTTTCAAAGGAAAAAAAGACGCATCCGGCCAGCGGTCGGCTTCGCCGTCTTTTCGTTTGTTCCTTTGATTTTGAGTTTGAAGACCTGGCTGCTTCATGCCCCGGCGTCCTTCCTCGAAAATCCTTATTGTAAGTATTTTTGAGGAAGGGTGAAGGGTGCGCGACCTGCCCGCTTCATGAAATTTTTGAGTTCACGAAAAATCCTTACAATAAGGATTTTTTGTTGAAAACGCGATGAAAACGCGCCGTCCGTTTTCCTCGTGCAACCCGACGGCTTTTTAGAATATGCCAAAAGCAAAAAAAGCGCCCGTCAGCGCGCCCGATGTCTGGGCAATGACATATCAGGAAGGGTTGGCATTGAGCCAAGCCGACCGCATCATCCGCTTCGTCTCAGAGACTCAAGCGGGCCAGCGTGCGTTTGCCGCCATCGGCAAACTGTATCGCATCATCGACAAGAACCTGCCGAAAGGCAAGTTCATCAACAGCGTTCTGGGAGACGCCGGAATCAAACCCGGCACGATCAGCAACGCATCCTACGGCGCTCGCGTCTTCGATCTGGTCGAAGCGGGACACCTGAGCGAACCCGAGTTCGATCAGCTCACCTTCGCCGAAGTGGCGATCATCGCCCGAGTCATCACCACCAAATCGAAAAAGCAGCTCACGCCCGAGCAGGCTGTGGAGATCGTCCGCCAAGGCGGCGACTTCCAAGCCGACCTGCAAGCGATCTACGACAGCGGCATGACCGCCGCCGAGAAGACCGCCATCGAGGATAAGGTGAAAGCCGACAAGGCCGCCGCCGAAGCCGAAGCCAAGGCAAAAGCCGAAGCGCAAGCCAAGGAACTCGAAGAGGTTAAAAAGCGGAATGAGGAATTGGCAAAAGCCAACGCCGACATGACCGCCCAAGCCGCCGCCGTCCAGTCGCCAACACCTGCCGCGCCTGTGGCGACACCTACCGCCGCCGCGACACCTGCCGCATCTGAGCCGCCGCCCGCACCTGTGGCAACGCCAACGCCCGCAGCTCCCGCTGCCGCACCCGAGGCCGACCCGACTGCGAACTGCGATGAGCTTCTCGCCCTCCTCGGTGAAGTCGAGACATCCATGGCCTACCTCAGCGATGAGGATCAAGGCCGCATCGGCGCCCGCCTGTGCGCCATGGCCGCCGCCTTCGTCGAAAGCGGCAAGGCCGTCGCCGCCTAACCCGCCCACAGGGGAGGGGTCGCAAGACCCCTCCCTTCCCTTTTTTTCACCTCCCCCAGCCGTCCGTGCCGTCCGTCTGAAAAACCTGAAACTCATTGACGCCGCCAACTTTTTACCATGACAACAATACGCCCGTTCCCGATCGTCGATCTCGCTGGCAACATCATCAAACACATCGACATCCCGTTCGAAGTCGATGCGGAAATCCCAGGCGAGGACGGCATCCTCATGACCGAGGAAGGCTCTGCTGCCATCCGCGAAGCCCGCATCGAACTGCTTAAAGGCACCTTCTGGCTGGTCGAATACGAAGCCCGTATGTCGGTGGTGGAAGTCTTCCCCATCGCTAACGCCAAGCCAGGCCGTCCAGACTTGGGATTTTTCGCGCCCGGTCAAGACACACTCTGGCCCCTCCACCATGCCAAGTGGATCCGCCAAGTCCACCCCACACCTCCACCCGCTGTGCAGCAAGCGCCTGATATATGGAGGGAAAGCATTGCTTCCACTTTAATTTAGCGATCGCACGGGATACCCGTGCGTGGCTCGTCTAAATACCCTCGCAGGCGGAGCCTGCGCTGCGTGACCCTGGGCACGCAGAATACACCACCAACAATCCCAGGGAATCCCCTTTCCGACCACTCTGTGTCCTCTGTGTCCTGTGTGGTCAATCCAGCAGCAAACCCAACAACACCAAAACCATGTCAGCCACCATCGAAAACAACACCCTCATCATCCGCCTACCGCTTCAATCGCCCCGCCCGTCCTCCTCGGGCAAGACCCTCGTGGTCGCCACCACCGGCGGCAACCAAGTCATGCCGACCGCCATCGTGAACGGCAAGCCAGTCACCATCGGCGTGAACGCTTACATTAAGCCTTAAAACT